CTAATAGATTATTTCAGATGTTTGGGATTCAATAAGAAAATAAAGCATTTCAATGTTTTCTTTACATAGCGCTTGATAATATGAAGGGTTCTGGAACTTTAGCCTGTTTGCGGCTGATGCAGCTACTTGCGCTTTTGCATAAAGTGTCGCGGCATTCACAAACCACGTTGAAAAAGAATTAACAATTCTTATATGATTTTCTTTGAATTCGGCACTATTAAGTACCAGGTTAGCAATTGTGAAGGACAGAACCAATTTGCTGGCTTTGGTTGATGCATGCTCTGCTGCTTTACCTAACAAATTTTGGATATGAGATGCAAGTTTATAGCTTTTTTCATCTCCAGGTCTTGCTAATGTTTTGCGGAAGTAAATTTCAACCATATCCAGAGCTATATTGTTTCTTCTATATATCTCACTTAAAGAAAAGACTAACCGTTTATCTTCTCTGAATGTATCGCGGCATGAACTACGATAATATTAATTTGGAACAAGGCAAGATCCATAATTAATAATACGCAGCTCACCCAGCTTTATCTTTTCGATAGTAGACATATAATCATCATTGAGGTCATTTAGAGAGTTTGTTAATGCAATAGCTAATTTCTTATTGGCCTGCATCTTCAATTGCAAATAGGTTTGTGATCTACCTTAGATCCTTGTTGTGTTATTCGCCCAATTTTTGATCATATTCACCAACAAGAGCAAGAAAGAAGATGGGAAAAACAAAAAAATTGCTGATTTATGTCTCGACTGTTATTATTTTATTTTTAATTATACCGGAGGTCATTCTTCGTGTATTAACGCCTGAGCAGCTCGCGAGGATGAGTGATTTTACGAGCTTAGGGGGAGCGATGAACCCCTTACTCTCGCTAATAATTTTCCTGGGCCTTTTTTCCGTCGTCTTGGCTTTTCTCACTGTCTCCGCTGTGAGCAAAATCTATCGATCATGGTCACGCCCTGAGAGCAAGTGAAGCATGCATTACCGATAATCACCTTCATCAAAGTTATGCATGCATTGAGTGCATTATTATACATGCATTACTTCCTCTCATTTTTGATATTGCCGACCTGTATTAGCACCGTTTTAATGGCTCGATATGGCTGTATGAAAAATTGATTTACAAAACGGACAGGCGTGTCGGGGAGAGCGTTTGCCCGGCCAGACGGAAAGGTGTCGATTTTTTAGTACAATGACAGACAAAGCATGATTGCTCTGATGAAGGGCTCGTGAAAGCGGGATTTTTTGTCGCTAATTTCAGAGGAATGAAAAATACATCGCCATTTCATCGCCACTCAAAAAACACAAACAAAAAAGCCACCCATAAAGGGTGGCTTAACTGCATGATTTTCATCATTAAATCTGGTGGCCCCTGCTGGACTTGAACCAGCGACCAAGCGATTATGAGAACCATTCAGCACCCCTAAAAAACAGTAACTTACATATATATCAGTAAGTTATAAAGTCAATATAGGGCAATATAGGTCAGTATTCCTATTCTTCAGCGACACTTTTGCGACACATTTCCAACGGGTTGAGTTTAACCGCATCCTCAAAATGGTCAGGTGCAAAGTGCGCATAACGCATTGTCATTTTGATATCGGTGTGACCCAGTATCCTTTGTAGAACCAAGATGTTCCCGCCATTCATCATAAAGTGACTGGCAAAAGTATGCCTCAAAACATGCGTCATTTGACCGTCGGGCAAATCCATACCAGCTCGCTTTAGAGCGGAACGGAAAGCGTAATAGCAAGGCGTGAAGAGCGCACCGTTCTTTTTAGGCAGTTCATCAGCAAGAGCTAATGAAATGGGAATTGTGCGGTTCTTCTTCCCTTTGGTTTTCACGAAGGTAATACGCTGCCCTGAAACCTGTGAACGCTTGAGACCTTCCGCCTCGCTCCATCGTGCACCGGTCGCCAGGCAAAGCTTAACGATCATCAGCAGGTCTTTCGCTGTACTTGCTTTGCATGCCTCTAAGAGCAGGTCTATTTGTTCTGCGGTCAGGTAAGCCATTTCGCTCTCATCAACGCGGAAATGGCGGACGTTTTCGAGGGGGTTCGGCAACGTCCATTCGCCCAGTCTTTTCAGTTCATTAAAAACGGCGAGAAAATAAGCCAATTCCAGATTGAGAGTGCGAGGAGCTACCTTACTAATCCGTTTCGTGCGGGCAAAATGGCCTTCAAGGCGCTTAGCGCGATAAGAAGTGAAGAGCTGAGCATTAAACTCTGCTGCAAGGGGAGAACCCATGCATTCACATGCCCAGGTCATAGTACTTCTACGCTTCTCGCCATCTTTAAGCGTAATGCCATGGCGGCTAAACCAAAGCTCTACCAGGTCAGTTAGCCGACGCGTTTCTTTTGCTTCGCCCAACCACGGAGCCGCTTCGATTTTTTCAAGCGTATAGTTCTCAAACGCTAAAGCTTCGCCTTTGGTTGAGAACTTTTTGCGGACGCGCTTACCTTCTTTGCCGCTACTACGGTCAACAGTATAAAAATCAGCAATCCATTGACCGTCAGGAAGTTTCCTTACTGGCATAATTAGTTATTCAGTATCCGTTGTTTTTGTTGTTGGAACTCTTCATCGCTCAGAATGCCTTTCTCTTTAAGTGAAGCAAGCCTTTCAAGTTGAGACACAACATCGGTTGGAACGCTGCTTTCCGCAGAGCGCGGTTTCTCGTCAAGGGCGTTTCTGGTGGCGTTAATAAGGTTAGTGAAGGGGACTACGGTACCTTTCTGCACGTTCTTAATGGTGTAATTCTGTCCGCTTGTGCTGATAGAAATTTCACCGAGTAATACGCCAGTTTTACCTCCGACGCTGACAACGTTTTTGAGGTTAACATCAATCTGCTTAACGCCAAATATCATCCCTTTATCAAGGAAAATGATGCGTTGATTAGTCAGAGTAATTAACCAGGTATTCCCATCCATTGCACCACTGGCAATAGCTAAAGGTTGCTCAGATGCGTTCAGTATTTTGGGTAAGTGAAAAAACTCTTTTTTCGTCCCAAAACCATTATCGCCTACAACCTGTGCGAGTCTTTTAAACTCTTGTTTTAATTGTGTTTCAGTTGCCTTTGTGTAGTCTAACATAATCAATCCTTTAGCTAGTTTATAGTTAAAGCGACGCGCCCGATTATATTGATATCATCAAGAGAACAATCGAAAGATGCCCCTGCACCAACACCGGACACGCGTACTTTTTTAATGGGAATGCGTGTAAGCACTCTTACGCTAGTTTTGCCTTCAATCTCAATCAACCAATTGTTATCGTAAATTTCTCCAAAATCTTTATCGATAATGTACTGCGTTGAGCCTTCTACAACGCAAATGGGATTATTTGGCAAGGTTTTACCAGGCAGGAACGCATTTTTATCGAGCATGAAGATGCCGTCATCAAGGAGCTGGCCATCAACGATTTTATAGCGCGGAAAACTCATTACATCTAACTCGCCGTCGCTGTGCTTAAGTCCCTGACCTGTAACCAGCCACTCCAGCGTCGCGCCAGTCTCCGCCATACATCTCACTACAACATCAGCAGGAAAAAAGTCGCGCTTGTAACGATTGGCGAGACTACTACTTGCGATCCCCAGGTGGTCGGCTAAAGCGAGCTTTGTACTAAAACCGTACGCTTCAATAATCCGATCCAGTACCGCACCACCGCCCTGAGTGAAGTTAATTTGTAGGTTCACGAAAGTTTGACCTTGCAAGTTTTCACGAAGTGAGTTTAAACTTCGCTTTGTAGGTTTAAGGAAGTATTGACACTTATTGCCCGATATTGACCTATCGGATTAACCACCGGAGTTTGCCCCATGCGCCCCAACATTACAATTGTGATACCTGAACCCTATTTGCCGTTAGATGAGTACTGCCGTCGAACTGGGACCCACAAAGAAACGGCTAAGAACATGATTGAGTATGGAAAATTGCCAATCAAGCCGAAAGGAAAGCATAAAAAAAGCCTGGTAGAAGTAAATATGGCTGCACTGACTATACAGGCATTAAGTGAGTGCAATATCTCACTCCAGGCGTAAAAAATCGTATCAGCTAGGATGAAGCGAATCATGTTTGATTATCAGGTTTCCATACAACCGCACTTTGATAATGCCTGCCAGACCTTTGCCAGCCGCCATAACATTCGCGAGCTGGCCGACAAGCTGGGGATGAATCACCAGACTTTGCGCAACAAGCTGAACCCGGATCAGGCGCATCAACTGACCGCAATGGAAATAGCCACAATTACCGATGTCACTGAAGACGCTACGTTGATAGACGGCTTACTGGCGCAGATGAAATGTATGCCAGCGGTTCCGGTCAATGAAGCCAGGGCCGAGCGCATGACGCATTACGTTTTGCAGGCAACGTCGGAAATAGGGAAGGTGGCCGCTGCCGCTGTGTCAGGACAAAAAATGACTGCATCTGGCAAAAGCGCGTTCATGGAAAATATTAACGCGGGCATCCGCTGTCTGTCGTTGATCGGCCTGAGCGTTCACGCCCGTGTACATTCAAACCCTGCTTTAGCTAATACCGTTGATGCAATCAGCGGCCTCAGCGCCTCAATCGGGTTGAGCTGAAAACATGACGACAATCTCAATGGCTTCCCTGCTGAAGCGTCAAAGCCCGTCGGCCTCATACGGTCACGGCTGGATCATGGGTGAAGGCGGTAAGCGCTGGCATCCGGTACTAAGTGAAAAGAAATCTGCTCTTAGCGAGCGAGAGAGTAAGAGAGGTAAAGCATGGCTATCGAAGCTGACTCCGCACTGGTTGCAATGACTATGGGGGCAAGAGCTGCCGGGCTGAATCATATAGCTGAAGTGCGTTCCAGATTGTGGGGCGACAACAGCGAAAAAGATATTTCCCGCTTTATGGATGATATGCGTGATGTAAGGGACAGCAATTATCAGGAAAACAAACGGGCATTAAGCGCAATTTTTTATCTGGCGAACATTAAGACAGACCGCCATGAGCTTAGTTTTAGTGAGCTGACCACTGATGAAAGAAATGCGCTTATTCGTGCCATGAATCATTTTCGTGCAGTCGTGAGTTTATTTCCTAAACGATTAACTCTGCCCAATTAAATAAGTCTTTTCAGTAAATGACGTCAACCCGTCGGGCATTGCTTTGCCCGAATTCAGGAAAAAGAGAAATGAGAAATATTGAAACCCACAATTTTGACAGCGATGTGGAGGCAATGACCGCCTTGCTGAATAAGGCCCGTAGTGAAGAACGCAAAGACCGTGCGCTGGCAGTATCTGACCGACTGATTGAGCTGGCCGTACATATTCATCAGCAAGGCTTAAACGGCGTTGAAGCCGCCGAGCTGATCCGCCGCGAAGCCGAGCGTTATGACAACGAATCAAGGGAGCTGCACTAATGGCCGATTCTATGGACCTGGTACAGCAGCGCACCGAAGAAATGCTTGCGCGCAACATTGCTCAGGTTACTCACCGTCTGGTTACGGTCAGTGCCTCTTTCTGTGAAGACTGTGACGCGCCGATCCCCGAAGCACGCCGCCGCGCCGTTCAGGGCGTTACCCGCTGTGTAGCCTGTCAGGAAATGACCGAGCATTTAGCGCAGTATCACAAAGGCGGCGCGCTATGAGCCTGAAGCCGGTTATTGATGGTCGTTATGCCGTTTCAGTGCATCAGCAAAAACAGCCGGGCAAGCCCCGGCTTCTTGCCCTGGAAAAATTGACATGGCGTGAAATGGATGGTGTCCGCAAACAGGTTTTTGCCGTTATGGCCCTGTATTCCGATCCGGTGATGCTTACCCGTGATTTGGTCTCTGACGCTATTGGGCAGGAAGTGCTGCGCAGGGGCATGAAAACCATCAGCAGCTATGTCGCAGAAACCCGCAGGCTGGCAGAGCTGACGGAACTGGCGCTTGCAGAGCTGAAAGCAATACATGACTGATACCGTGCTGAATCCGGTACAGGGTGAATATCACGCCGTTAACCACATGCGGCGTGAATTTTTTGCACCTGGCGCACCGAAAGACATCACCCTGACCGAGCTGAAACTGTGGCATAAGGATGCCGCAGACCATAACTGGCGAAGCCAGTACCTGCACGACATGCCGGATTTTCTGGCCGGTTATTTTGGTGAGCGTTACGCCAAATTGCTGGGAAATGAAAAACAGGGTCGCCGCCGGGCCAATACATTTTTACGCCAGACTATCGGCAAGAATGTATTGCCACGCCTGCAACTGGTTCAAAACCGTTACAAGCTTTCTGAATCTGCCACCTTTGAGCTGCCGTTTATTAAGCAGCTACAACGCCTGCCCATGCTGGCACGTCAGGACATCCGCGATCTGGCTTATAAAGTCGGCACGTTCATGACCCAAAGCGTGGCTGACTTTACCACGGCTGTAACCCTGCCCGATGACGCTGACGAAGAAGCCATTACCCTGACCGCTTACCGTTATATTGCTGAACTGACGGCGCTTACCGGTACTGTTCCGCCTTACTGGTCTGACTTCCAGGCGGGTAACGGCGTGCTTACCCTGCGTAAAGCTCAGTCCGGCCTGCTGCGTATGATGGCGCCGGAATGGTGGCGTGGTCGCCTCAAAAAGATGCGTGACTTGCAGCGTGAGCACATGGCGATAGCAGTAGGGCAGGTGCAGAAATCTGCCTCGCCTTACGTGTCACGCAGCACGCTGGCCGAATGGGTGGAGCAGAAGAAACGCAACCGGGATTTCTTTAAGCGCTTCGATTTGATTAATGAGGCAGGGGATCGCATTGCGCTGGATGAAATGGTTAATCGCAGCGTGGCTAACCCGGCGATACGCCGTCGCGAGTTAATGACGCGTATGCGTGGTTTTGAAGACGTTGCCAACGAAACCGGCTGCGTTGGCGAGTTCTATACGCTGACCGCCCCTTCTAAATACCATGCAGTTTACAGCCAGGGCGGTTTTATCTCTCAGTGGAACGGCTCAAGCCCGAAAGATACGCAGCGTTATCTCTGCAAAGTCTGGTCAAAAATCCGCGCCGCGCTTTCCCGCGAAGGCATTCACCTGTTTGGTTTCCGTGTGGTCGAACCGCATCACGACGGTACGCCGCACTGGCACATACTGCTGTTTATGGAGCCTGAGCACAAACAACGCGTGTACGACATTATGGCCCGCTATGCGCGTGCTGAAGATGCGCACGAGATGAACACGCCGGAAGCACGCAAGGCGCGCTTTCATGCCGAAGCCATCGACCCGACTAAGGGCAGCGCGACGGGTTACATCGCTAAGTACATTTCCAAGAACATTGACGGTTACGCGATGGACGGCGAAAAAGACGATGAAACCGGTGCGAACATGCGCGACATGGCGAAAGCCGTTTCTGCCTGGGCGTCGCGCTGGTCTATTCGTCAGTTTCAGCAGATTGGCGGTGCGCCTGTCACTGTATGGCGTGAACTGCGTCGCCTGAAAGATGCCAGCCTGCCGGACAGTAAAATGGATGCCGTGCTTGCGTCAGCCTCTGTCGCAAGCTGCTGGGCCTCTTACACCATGGCGCAGGGCGGCCCGCTGGTTGCGCGTGATGACCTGGTGATCCGCCTTTGCTATGAAATCACCGAAATGGGGAATGAATACGCTGAAGACGTCCAGCGCGTTAACGGTATCTATTCGCCTTTCATTGCTGGTTCTGAAGTTCTCACGCGCCTGGTTAAGTGGGAAAAGGTCGCCAAACTGGCCGATGCGCCAGCGGAGGCTGATTTTCATGGCGGCTCTGCCGCCCCTTGGAGTTCTGTCAATAACTGTACGGGGCCGCAGCGCCGGCGGTTAGAGCTGGAACTGAAAGCCAGGGGTTTTGAGGGTAGTACGGAGGAAATCAGGCTACTGGTAAGTGGCTGTAGCCTGGATGAGGGTTCAAAAAAGCGGCTTTTTTACCGGAGCGGACGATTACAGGAGGATGACCATCGACGGCAGTAGGTTTTGCTGCACGGAATATGGCAAATTTTCCAGCTAATGAGTGGCATTGGCACTCGTATAGCTTTAGGCGGACCGCCTAAATTGGGAGCCGCTTCCACTATAACCTGTTGGTGCCTATGATTTTTACAGAAAAGGTTTTGTAAGATTAATCCCATTGTAAGGTAAAAAAGCCTTTCACAATTTGTCAGAAAAACTATACTGTGTTTATGTACAGTGTTTTGGGGTTGGGAGGGTAAAAATGGCAGACGATTTACAAGAACGGGTGATGATTGAGCGAGTAGAGCTGATAGCGCGCCTGACTACGGAAGGTGTTTGTAAAGAGCGGGACAGAGAGATCGCGCTGAATTTAATCGCCGAAATCGCGGCTAATCACACGTTATCTGTCAATCAATTTTCGGTCGCTTTTTCGACTGTCTCGTTTGAAAATTAAGCCTTACTGGTGCCAGAATGTTATTAATACCATTTGTTATATTTAATATATATGAAAGAAACAACGATTATCCATGATAAGCTAAGAATTGCTGCATAGCTCGGGATAAACCGTATAAAGAAATACACGCCTGCCACAATGACTGCGGCAGGTATCAAATAGAAAAATGACTGGATTAACCATAAAATTGCACGCTTCATTTACGTAAAATCTCATATAAAGCATCTGCGATTTTTTCTTCGTTATTATCTCCAGAATTCACCTGGTAAATTATTTCAGACATTTGGGGTTCAATAAGAAAGTAAAGCATTTCAAGGTTTTCTTTGCATAGAGCCTGATAATATGAAGAATCCTGGAATTTAAGCCTGTTTGCGGCTGATGCGGCTACTTGTGCTTTGGCATAAAGTGTTGTTGCGTTCACAAACCATGTTGAGAAAGAATTAACAAGTTTGATATGGTTTTTTTTGAAGTCGGCGCTGCCAAGCACTAAGTTGGCAATTGTGAAGGATAGAGCCAGCTTACTGGCTTTAGCAGATGCATGCTCTGCCGCTTTGCCTAACAATTTTTGGATATGAGACACAAGATTATTACTTTTTTCATTGCCAAGCCTCGTTAAAGTTTTACGGAAGTAAATTTCAACCATATCCAGAGCCACATCATTTCTTCTATATATCTCACCTAAAGAAAGCACTAACCGTCTGTCCTCTCTCCACGTATCGCGGCATGAACTACGATAATATTCATTCGGGACAAGGCATGAACCATAATTGATAAGCCGCTGCCCACCCAACTTTACTTTTTCAATAGTAGATATATGATCTGCATGGATGTCATTAAGTGAATTTGTTAATGCAATTGCTAATTGCTTATTGGCCTGCATCTTCAATTGCAAATAGGGTTGTGACATACCTTAGGTCCTTGTTGTATCATTTACCCAATTTTTGATCATGTTGGCCAACAAGGGCAAGAAAGAAGATGAGAAAAGCAAAAAAAACACTGATTTATGTTCCTGTTGTTATTATTTTTTTTCTAATTATACCGGAGATCATTCTTCGGATATTGACGCCTGAACAGCTCGCGAGGATGAGTGATTTTACGAGCTTAGGGGGAGTGATGAACCCTTTACTCTCGCTAGTAATTTTTCTGGGCCTTTTTTCCGTCGTTTTGGCTTTACTCACTGTCTCCGCTGTAAGCAAAATCTATCGATCAGGATCACGCTCAGAGAGTAAGTGAAGCCTGGCATTACCGATAATCCGCTTCATCAAAGCTATGCATGCATTGAGTGCATCATTCTGCATGCATTCCGCACCCTCATTTTTGATGTTCCCGACCTGTTCTGGCGTGGTTTCTGTGGCTGGATGCAACTGCATGATAATCGCTGCACAAAGCGGGCAGGCGTGGCGGGGATAGCATTGCGCGCGGAAGAGGTAAACATGTACGCGGCCGATTGTGCCAAGTACGGGGTTGAAAAAATGGTGATGGCCGAAGCTACAAGCGGAGCGAGAGGTACGATAATAAACGTGTTTGGATACGTTTGATAGCATCTGGTAAAAATGGAAAACGAGCAAAGATGCGTTCCCTTAGGATCTTTACTAAAAATGATAGCTTTACACTATCAATAACAGGATTATAAAAAAATTAGTTTGGTTCACATTTTATACAGGTTTATCTATCATATAGTCTTACTCCTGTTGCAATTTTGGAAAAGACTATGGATAAAAGATATCAAGTTTTCGTTAGCTCTACTTACACTGACCTTGTGGATGAGCGCCATTCAATAATGCTTACTCTTATGAAAATGGATTGTATTCCGGCTGGAATGGAGCATTTTCCAGCTGCTGATGAAGAGCAATGGAATTTTATTAAGCGTATTATAGATTATAGTGACTATTATCTTCTTATTATTGGTGGAAGATATGGAAGTTTAGATGACGATGGGCTTAGCTTTACTGAAAAAGAATATGATTATGCCGTCTCAAAAAATATCAAAGTTGTAGCCTTGATCCACGGAAGCCCAGAAACGCTTACTTTCCAAAATTCTGAACAAGAACCATCCCTAAGGGAGAAATTACAGGCTTTTAGAGACAAAGTTAAGACTAAAAGGTTGGTGGATTTTTGGACAAGCGCAAATGAGTTGCCGGGTAAGGTAGCATTAGGCATTATGAATGCCAGAACCATGCATCCTGCTATCGGTTGGGTAAGGGCCGATAGGGTTAGTAATGAAAATTCATTGATTGAAATTAATAACCTAAGAAAGGAAAATAGTGATTTAATAATAAAAAATAATTCACTGGAAAATGAAATAAAGTCAAAAAGTTATAATTACCAATCCATCCCTGATTTAGCTAGCATTGAATCTGAATTTACCGTTTCTTATTCTGGGTATGTTTCCACAAGATATTCGCAAAGTGAAAGAGTTACATGGAAAGCAGTTTTAACCTGGAAAGATATATTCCATCATATTTCTCCTATGCTCACTAGCTTTACACATGTTTCAGGAGTTGAGGATTCTATAATAAAATGTGCTATTGCTAAAACCGGCAGCAAGGGACGGACAATGGTCTTAGATGAACAAGATTTTTTTACTATAAGCGTCCAATTTCAAGCCTATGGTCTGGTAAAGGTCGAACATCTTAAAAACACAAAAGGAGGGATGTCAGATTTCTGGATTTTGACAGATAAAGGGAAAAAGTTGATGATTCAGTTAAGGACTATAAAAGAGTAATAGAACAAAAATTTATTTAAATTACAAAAAAATATAGTACACATTGCAATGTTAGCCAGATAATGATTCATTATTTGGCTAATATAGTTATTTTTATGGCCTGTGCTTAACTAACTCTGGAATAGGCCCATTCTTTTTTGCAAAAGTACGCGCCTCATTGATTATCGTACTGTTCTGATTGTAGCGTCACATTTTGATAAAAATTAAGCGCGCAGGTAAGATTACGTTCAGCACTGATATAGTGCCAGGATAGGTAGACATAGTGTCACTTACTTTTTCGCAGCAATTTCCAGCGAATATTTCTGAAACGAGATTACCTCTTCTCCTAACCAATCATTCATCTCTTTCATTCGCTCCTGCAGCGGCGTTAACTCATTCCTGACAAACACCTGTGACGCTTTCACCGCATCCCCGAACCCGCCGGAGTTATCGGGGATAATCCCCATCATCTGCGGCGGCACGCGGTGCGCGCTCAGCAGGTCGTCGCGGCTCGCCTTCTTGATGTTAAAGAAATCGTCCTTTGTCGCCACCTCGCTGAGTGGCAGGATTTTAATCCCGTCAGGCTTGCCGTTCGGCGCATACATAAACAGGTTGCGGAAGTTGCCCAGGCCTTTTGTGTCGCGCATCGCCTGACGCATCCGATCCACGTCGCTGGAACTCTGCGCCGCGTCGGTCATATACAGGATGTAACCCGCGTGCGCGCCGTTCTGATAGTACTTACGCCGAAACAGCGTGGCCGCTTCATTCAGACAGGCGGAGTTGAGCGCGCTGAGGTATTCCGGCAGGCCGTAAAGTTCCTGATTAATGTCCGGCTCAATCAGGTGAAACACGCTGCTGTTAGCGAACTGGTGCGGCTCCTTCCAGTCATTTACAAACCAGTAGTCACCCTCTTTAACGCCCTTGCGGGTGAACTTGGCCGGGGTGGTTTCCAGCCTGAACGGCCTGCCCAGGCTGTTGCGACGCAGCTCGGCAAAGGCATTCCCGAACACCAGGTAATCCAGCGCAAACTTGCTGAACTCCTGCTGACTCATCATCGGATGCGGGATAAAGGTTGAGGCCAGAATGTTTCGTTTCACGTAAATCGGCGAGCTGTGATGCACCGCCGAGCGCAGGCTTTTTGCTAAGCCATGAAAGCTGACCGGCGGCTCGTACCAGCGCCCGTTTCCGATACACTCGGCATAATCCAGAATGTCGCGCTTATCCATCACCGGCGTTGGCTCGCCGAAGGTAAACGCCTCAACCTGCTGCGGCGCGGCCGGTGCTGTTGGTGCTGCCTTGAATGCCTTGCGGCTGCGTTTGCTCATCAGTAAAATTCCAGAATTGAAGGGTTAGCGCCGCCGCTGGCAGCGGTAAGCGGTTCGTTTAACAGCGCGTGCATGATTGCCCAGGCAACGTCCGCGTGGCTGGCGTCTTCGCTGCGGCTCGCCTCGTAGGTCGAGCGGTTGCCGCTGGCGGTCATGGTTTTGCGGATAGCCATAAAGGACTGCGTGATGTCGGTGCTTCCGGCGTCGTACTCCAGCCGTCCGCTGCTGATGGTGTCCTTTGCTTTCAGCACCATGCCGGTTTTGACTTCCGGCGAGTAACGGATCTCGCGGGCCGCCGGGTAAAACTGCCGTACCAGCTGAAACACGCCTTGGCCGATGCCGGTCGCATCCACGCCGATATACTCCACGCAGTATTTTTTGGTTAAGTCCTCAATGGATTTTGCCTGGGCGGCAAAGTCCATGCCGCGCCACTGGTGATGCTCCAGCACGCGAAACTTGCCGCCCGCGACCAGCGGCGGCGCAATTACCGCACAGCCCGCGCTGTCGCCAGTGTGCGACGGGTCATAGCCAATCCATACCGGCCGGTAGTCAAACGGGCGCGGCAGGTAAGGGTTAAAGTCGGTCCATTCTTCCAGGCTGTCGATCATGCAGGTCTGCAACTCTGCGAACGGGAACACACTCGCCTCATCGTCGACAAACTCACACATTAAAAGGTTCTGATATTCCGACGGGCTGTACTCAAGCGACAGCTGGTCAAGGTCAAACAGGTTACAGCCGCCGGTCAGCGCGTCCTCAACGGTGACAATCTGTCGCCACTGGCCGTCGCCGCACAGTGCGCCTTTCGCAAGATGCGAGTGTGACAAATCCAGCTCGATGCGGTCGCCCTTGCTGCGCCTGCCCTTGTTAAACAGTTCGCCCGACCAGAACGGGTACGCGCTGTGCGACAGGCTCGACGGCGTGGAAAAGTACGTGGTGCGCCACTTTTTGTGCAGCGACATGCCGCTGGCGACCTTGCGCAGCTCCTGGAATTTCGGGATCCAGAAATACTCATCGAGGTACAGGTTGCCGGTGTAGCTCTGCGCGGTGCGCACGTTCGTACCCAGGAAAATCAGCCGGGCGCCGTTCGGCAGCACAATCGGATCGCCCTTCAGGTCAACGTCAACCTGCCGGGCAAAGTCGATGATGTAGTTTTTAAAGACGTGCGCCTGTGCTTTGCTTGCCGACAGGAAAATCTGGTTGCGCCCGGTGGTCAGCGCGTCAATTAACGCCTCGCGGGCAAAGTAGAAGGTTGCGCCAATCTGGCGGGACTTCAGGATATTGCGGATGCGGTGCGTCAGCCCGGCCCGGTGCCAGTTGAGCTGATATTCAAAGCAGTTATCCATAAACAGGCCGGTCAGTTTGTCGGTCTGCTCGTCGCTGAAGACGTTTTTAATCACTGGCTGGCGCTCGCCCTTGTTGCGGTTGCGCACGTTGGGATTAAGGTCCGCCTCGTTGCCTGAGCTGCGGTAGCGCTCCACGCGGGCCAGCCGTTCAATCTGACGGCCCAGCGCGTCTATCTCCTTGTAATCCCCGTTACCCTTGACCTCCTTCATGATGAGCTGGATTAACCGCGCCTCCATACTGGCCTCAACGCGACTGATGGGCGCAATGTCTTCCCACGCGTCGCGCAGCTTCCAGCTCTGCACGGTCGGTGTTTTCTGGCCGAGCGTCTCCGCAATCTGGCGCACGGAGTAACCCTGCCAGTAAAGCAGTGCGGCCTGACGGCGCGGATCGCTGATGGTGGTTTGTATGTTCATGCCGACAAGGCTACCGGGGCGCAAAAAGGCGCGCCCGCTGTCCCTGTTTGCTGATGGATGAGCGGGCTGGCTTTCGTTGAGCGGACGGGCCGTGGCGGGGAAACTGACCCCGACCCGAACCCATCCACTGACCGGAGCCTGTAATGGCAACACTAAAAGCAAAGCGTTTTCGAATTGCAGTTGAAGGCGCAACCACCGACGGCCGCGTGATTTCCCGCGACTGGATCTCCCAGATGGCCGCGAACTATGACCCGGCGATGTACGGCGCGCGCATCAACATGGAGCACATCAAGGGTTACACCCCTGACAGCCCGTTCCGCCGCTATGGCGACGTTACCGCCCTGAGCGCGGAAGAAATTGCGGACGGCCCGCTTAAGGGCAAGCTGGCGCTGTACGGCGAAATCAGCCCGACGCCGGAACTGGTTGAGCTGACCAAAGCCCGCCAGAAAATTTATACCTCTGTTGAGGTGAATCCGAAGTTTGCCGACACCGGCGAAGCGTACCTGATAGGACTTGCCATCACCGACGACCCGGCAAGCCTCGGCACGGAAATTTTAAGCTTCAGCGCCAGCGCTTCCGCTAATCCGCTGGCGTCCCGCAAACAGCACAAAGACAACCTGTTTACCGCTGCCGAAGAAACGCTAATCGAATTTACCGAAGAGGCCGATCCGGTGCCGTCGCTGCTGGCCCGCGTTACCGCAATGTTCTCCGCGAAGAAAAAAGGCGCCGATCTGCAGTTTGCGGACGTCAGCGCGGCCGTGACCGCCGTGGCCGAGCAGGTGCAGCAGAACGGCGAGGCGCAGGCGCAAAACCTGTCGGCGCTGGAAGTCGCTTTAACCGAACGGCTCGACGCGCTGGAGCTGCAGGCCGGGGAAGACCGCACCGCGTTTACCGCGCTGCAGGCACAGCTTGCGAAAACAGACGGCGGCTTTTCCCGTCGCCCGGCTTCGACCGGCGGCGACAGTACCGCCAGCGTGCAGACCGACTGCTGATTCCCGGCGTGCAGATTGGCCGCTGATTAAAACACTTAACTGAATACAGGAGCGCAAATGCGCCAGAACACCCGCTTTAAATTTAACGCTTTCATGACCCGCCTGGCCGAGCTGAACGGCGTCGAAACCGGCGACATGAACAAGAAATTCACCGTTGAGCCGTCGGTGACACAAACGCTGATGAACCGCGTGCAGGAGTCGTCGGACTTTTTAACGCGCATCAACATTGTGCCGGTGTCCGAAATGAAGGGCGAGAAAATCGGGATCGGCGTGTCCGGCTCGATTGCCAGCACCACCGACACGGCGGGCGGCGACGAACGTGAAACCGCCGACTTCTCCGCGCTGGACAGCACCGGCTACGAGTGCGTGCAGGTTAACTACGATTTCCACATCCGCTACAACACGCTTGACCTGTGGGCACGCTATGAAGATTTTCAGGCCCGCCTGCGTGACGCCATCATCAAGCGCCAGTCGCTCGACCGCATCATGATCGGCTTTAACGGCGTGTCGCGCGCCAAAACCTCCAACCGCGCCAAAAATCCGATGCTGCAGGACGTGGCGGTTGGCTGGCTGCAGAAGTACCGCAACGACGCGCCGGAGCGCGTGATGAACAAAACCACGGCGGAAGACGGCACCGTGACCGACGGCGTGCTGATTGGTAAGGGCCGCACCTACGCCAACCTTGACGCCGTGGTGATGGATGCAACCAACACCCTGATCGAGCCGTGGTATCAGGAAGACCCGGAGCTGGTTGTTGTCTGCGGTCGTCAGCTGCTGGCCGACAAGTATTTCCCGCTGGTTAACCAGGCGCAGGCCAACACCGAGGCGCTGGCGGGCGACCTGATTGTCAGCCAGAAGCGTATCGGCAACCTGCCCGCCGTGCGCGTGCCGTACTTCCCGGCGGACGCGATGCTGATCACCCGGCTGGACAACCTGTCGATTTATTTTCAGGAAGGCACGCACCGCCGCATGATCGACGAGGTGGCGAAGCGCGACCGCATCGAAAACTACGAGTCCATCAACGAGGACTACGTGGTGGAGGATTACGCGGCGGGCTGCCTGATTGAAAAAATCACTCTGTCCGACGCGCCTGCAGCAGCGGCAACACCGGAGGCATAACGTATGTTAAGCCCTGCCCGACGTCACCTTATGCGCCAGCAGGCGGAAGCCGCCTCACAGCAGGCCAGCAACCCGCTGCGGCACGCCAACGGCTACGAGCTGATGCTGCTGAAGCTCAACGACGACAAACGCCGCCTGAAGAAAGTGCGCTCGCAGGAGCGCAAGGCCGAACTCAAGCGCGACATGCTGCCTGAGTATCTTCCGTGGGTGGCGGGCGTGTTAGCAAAAGGAAACGGCGCACAGGACGCGGTACTGATGACCGTCATGATCTGGCGGCTGGATGCGGGCGACGTGCCGGGCGCGCTGGAGATAGCCCGCTACGCGCTTCAGTACGGGTTAGTGCCGCCGTCGGGCTTTAAGCGCGACGCGACCGCCTACCTGCTGGCCGAAGAGGTGGCCGACGCGGCGACCCGCGCCCGGACGCTGCAGCAGGCTGTCGATATCGGCCCGCTGCTGGCAACGCTTGAGCTGACGAAATCCGCAGACATGCCCGATCAGGTGCGCGCCAAGCTGCACAAGATAACCGGGTACGTGCTGCGCGATGCGGGCAGGGCTTTGGATGCAATGGAACACCTTACACGGGCGCTGCAGCTGCACGAGGCCTGCGGCGTCAAAAAAGACATTGAGCGGCTGGCTACTGACCTGAAAAAACAGGCCGTTGCCCGCCGCTGACCGAACGCGCCCCGCGCCGGGCGGCAGAACGGTAATGCGCTTTCAGCGTCTGCGCCGTTCTCCACCGCCCACCTATTTTAAGGCCGACTATGAACACGATTGTGATACCCGCCCCGCGACCGGCAGACGATGCCGAGCCGCCGGTAAAGAACACCTTTTTCTGGCCTGACGTTGACCTGCAGCAGCTGCGCAACACGCTGCGCTATGAGGGCACCGTGACCGCGCAGCGCCTGCGCCTTGCGGTAAAAACGGCGATTTCAGAAGTGAACGCCGAGCTGTACGACTAGCGCGCCGAACAAATGGCGGCGGGCTTTACCACCCTGGCCGACGTTCCGGCGGAAACCTTCGACGGCGAAAGCGAAAAAGCCGCGCACTATTTTTCCGCCGTCAGCGCCCTGACCGGGGCCGCGATTGTTGAACGCTATCGCGGCTATGATGCCAGCGGCAAAAAAGGCGCGGAGGTGGAGGCGAGCGCGGACGAGTACTGGCGCGACGCGCGTTTCAGCATCAGCCGCATCGCCGGGCGTCCCGGCTGCATCGTGAGCCTGCTGTGATTATTTACGCGCAGCAGGGCGACACCGTAGACCAGATTTGCTGGCGGTACTACGGACGCACGGCGCAGGCCGTCGAACTGGTTTATGCCGCCAATCCGGGGCTGGCCGAGAGCGGGCCGGTATTAATGCACGGCTGCGAGGTCACGCTGCCCGACCTGCCGGAATCGTCAGCGGATGAAACCGTCAACCTGTGGGACTGAAAAAGATGGAGAAAATCAATTCGCTGGTGAACTACCTGATCGGCCTGGTGCTGATGTGGTTCGGCCGTCACACGCCGCAGGATATCGCCTTTATGGTCGGTTCCGGCGTCGCCGTGGTGACGCTGGTGATTAACGTGGCGACGTTTTTTATCAACTGGCACTACCGCCGCAAAACCTGGGAGCTGCAACAGGCGCTGGCTAAGGGGAAAGGCAATGAAAGCCGCTAAACACTGCGCCGTGCTGGCGGTGCTGGCAATTGCAACGCTGCTGCCGCAGTTTAAAACGCTGAAGATATCCGACGGCGGGCTGGCGCTGATTGCCGACGCCGAAGGCTGCCGCACCTCGCCCTATCAATGCAGCGCCGGGGTCTGGACAAACGGGATCGGCCACACCGCAGGCGTGACGCCGCAAAGTCACGTCAGCGAGCGGCAGGCCGCCGTTAATCTGGTGTACGACGTGATGCGCGTGGAGCGCCAGCTTGCCGTCTGCGTGCCGGTTGATATGCCGCAGCCGGTGTATGACGCACTGGTGAGCTTCTCGTTTAACGTCGGCACCGGTGCGGCCTGTGGGTCTACGCTGGCCGGTTATCTGAAGCGCCAGCAGTGGCGGCAGGCGTGCGGCCAGCTCGACCGCTGGGTATACGTGAACGGTGTCAGAAATGCCGGGCTGGAAAACCGCCGCCAGCGGGAAAAGGCCTGGTGTTTAAAGGGGGCGGCATGATCCGTTTGTTAGCGGCGCTGCTGGCCGTGGCGCTCGTGGCGCTGGGCCTGACCGGCTGGCGGCTGAATGCGGCAAACGGCCACCTTACCGACGCGCAGCGCATTATCGGCACGCTGTCCGCCGGAATTGAAAGCCGCGATAAGGCGATTACCCGACTGAACGACGAGGCAAAAGCGGGCCAGAAACGCGAGGCCGCGCTGCGCCTACTACAGGGCCGCGCCGGGACGGCTGCCCTTAACCGTGAACTGGCCATACAGAGGGAAACCGATGCCAACCCGACATTACGCAACTGGTCTGCTGCTGCTCTGCCTGCTGACGTTATCCAGCTGCAGTCGCGGCCCGCATTCAGCAACGCCCGAGATTATCTGGACTGGCTGTCCGCGCGTGACAAGCTGCCCGCTGCCGGGCAACAGCCTGCAGACCCAGGGCGATTTAGCGGCGGATAACCGCCGGTTAGAGGCTGCGCTTGCATCGTGCGGGCTGCAGATGGAAATCATCAAAGAATGCCAGGAGCAACACGATGGAGAAACCGAAACAGCTGCGCCGGGCGCTGACCGACAGCGTGCCGCTGCTGCAGCGAAATCCTGACGGGCTGAATATGTTTATTGACGGCGGGCGCATCGCCTCAACGCTCGCCGGCTCGCTGTCGTTTGAGTACCAGTATCAGCTTAATCTGGTCATTACCGATTACGGCGACGATATCGATCTGATTATGGTGCCGCTGCTAGCGTGGCTACGCGAGAATCAGCCGGATATTATGGCGACCGAAGAGAAGCGCCGCACCGGCTTCACCTTTAAGGTGGACGTGTTGAGCGATACGCTGTGCGATATCAGCATCGATCTGCAACTGACCGAGCGCGTGATCGTGAAGCAGGAAGGCGATGCGCTGCACGTTACCCACGCGGGCGAAAATCCGCTGCCGGATAACGTGTCCCGGCCAACGCAGCTTTATGCGAGCGGCGAGCTGGTCAGTGAGTGGCAGCCGTGAACGGGCTGGAGGCGTTCGACGCCAGGTTAAACGCGCTGATCGGCAATCTGTCACCGGCCGCACGTAAGGAAATGGCCCGCACCATCGCAAAGCGCCTGCGCGCCGGTCAGCAGCAGAATATCAAGCGCCAGCAGGCGCCGGACGGCACGGCGTTCAAACCACGCAAGGCACCGGCACGCAAAAAGAAAGGCCGCATAAAGCGTGAGATGTTCGCCAGGCTGCGCACGGCCAAATACATGAAGGCAAAAGGCAGCGCCGACGACGCCGTGGTGGAGTTTGCCGGAAACGTGCAGCGCATAGCCCGCGTGCATCACTACGGGCTGCGAGACCGTCCAGCACGTGCGGGGAAAGAGGTGCAGTATGAGGCCAGGCCGTTGCTAGGACTTGCAAAAGAAGATTTTGAAGCCATTGAACTTATCCTGAACAGGGGGGTAAAGTAACGTTTTCTAATCAATAGAGAGATAAAAGTGAAACTAGCCATTATTATTGGAGTTAGTGATTATGCGAATGCTAGCTCTTTGCCTGCTTGCCGAAACGATGCTTACATTATTAATGAGATAATTACAAGCTCTGGTAAATTCGAGTCTGTTCTTTATTTAAATGAGAATACTTCGAGTGCATCTGTTAAATCTTCACTTTCTAAGTTCATTTCAGGTTACTCTGGAAAGGAGGTTGATGAACTTTTCTTTTATTTTAGCGGTCATGGAATTTTTATCAATCAAGAGTTTCATTACGCATTGAGTGATATTGATACTGATAAATTAAAGCAAACCTCACTTGAAAATAGCGAACTTGATCAATTAATAAGGAGCCTTTCGCCAAGCTTAACTGTCAAAGTAGTTGATGCGTGTCAATCAGGTGTTGGTTATATTAAAAATACCGGCTCTGAACTTGAGAAAACATTGCAACAGAAGGCTCAGTCTTTTAAGGGTTGCTATTTTATGTACTCTTCAAACAATGACCAAAGCTCTTTTGCCTCCTCAACCATTAGTCACTTTACGCGTTATTTTGTAGAGGCTGTTAAAAATAGCATCTCAGTAAATGTAAGATATAAAGAAGTGATGGATTATATTTCTGATTCTTTCAGCGACAATGAGCAGCAAACACCTTTATTTGTAACTCAAGCAACTTTTACAGAGATATTCTCGCCGGTTGACGAATTAATTAAAAATAAAATATCTACATTTCTTAAGAGTTTTAACGTTCCAGTATCCGCATCAACGAAAACAGAAAAACTTACCTTGATTGATTTCATAAAACAGGACGCAAAAAGATATGTTACTAAAGAGGCTGCTTTAGAACTATTAAGAGAAATACATGACAAAATATCATCAACTCTTATTTTTAAGGGGGATGGTCTTGATGATATTTTTGAAATATCACATACAGTCAACCGGTCCAATGCATCAATGCCTCAGTTGACTCAGGCGGCTGATTGGCTCGAGAAATATAACGAAAATTATTTTGCTAAGATTTACTGGGAGGCTCATAAAGTTAAAAAGAAAGTCCCAAAGAATGAATCTATTCTAGGGGTACAGGTAGCTTTCGGTTTTAAAGGAGAGTACGAAATTAAGGAGGTTGATGATTATTATTGCGAGGATATACTTAGCACGACCGAACTTCCTTTTTGCAATATAATATCGCGAGCAAACAGGAAGTACCCAAATGTTAACTCATGCGAATTATATTTTATGTTTTTCTTGTCGGAAACAAAAATAGCCATAATGCACGCAATGTCAAGGTGTAAAACGAATGATTGGGGTTCTGAATCAAGCCAAAGAGGACAAGCTAAATGGTTAGCTAAATCATTCGATATTACTGATGGAAAAAAAATAATTGCTCATATTGATAGTTGCTTCTCATCTTTTGAGGGTTTTAGCATTGAGCCGCTTGTAAAAGGGATGGAAGCAACAAAAGAGTTAGATAGATCAAATATATCTAATCCAAAAAATAACTCTAATAAACCGCCTAAAAAATGACTTAATCTAGAGTCGGGAATGTTTGCTGGTTTGCCAGCAAACATTCTTGCTTTGAGGATGCCTTATTAACACGGCATTCTTATTCTATGAACTCACAAATCCCAGAAATCCTGCGCCTCTTGCGCAACCTGATCCGCATCGGCACCGTGTCCGCCGTCAATCTTGACGACGGGCTGTGCCGCGTGGATACCGGCAACAACACAACCAACTGGCTGCACTGGCTGACCGGCCGGGCCGGTCGTACCCGTTCATGGAATGCGCCGTCGGTCGGCGAACAGGTGCTTGTCCTGTGCCTGGGCGGCGAGCTGGATACCGGCTTTATTTTGCCGGGCGTGTTCTCTGATGAAAATCCCGCACCGTCGGCCTCGGCTGACGCGCTGCACTGGTCGTTTCCCGACGGCGCGGTGATTGAGTACGAGCCTGCCAATGGCGCGCTGAAGGCAACCGGCATCCAGACCGCAACCATTCAGGCCGCCGTCAAAATCATGCTGGACTCGCCCGAGGTGGAATGCTCGGCGCTACTGAAAACCGCCACGCTGGAAGTCACTAACGGCGGCACGATGAAGGGCAACGTGAAGCACAGCGGCGGCAACTTCAGCTCTAACGGCGTGGTCGTTGATTCTCACAAGCACGGCGGCGTGAAGTCCGGCGGCGATACGTCGGGAGGGCCGCAGTGATGACCGTAAAATACTCCGGCATGAGCCGCGACACCGGCGAGGCCGTGACCGACCTCGACCATATCCGCCAGTCGGTGCGCGACATTCTGTTAACGCCGGTTGGCAGCCGCGTGATGCGCCGCAGCTATGGTTCGCTTTTATCCGCGCTGATTGACCAGCCGCAAAACGAGGCGCTGCGCCTGCAAATTATGTCGGCCTGCTACATGGCGATTTTGCAGTGGGAGCCGCGCGTAAAGCTGACCGGCATCTCTTACGAATCCGCGTTCGACGGCGGCATGGTGGTTGAAATCATCGGCAGCCGCACCGACTCCGCGCAGGATTTTTCCTTAACCGTTCCCGTGAGCTGATATGGCAACTATCGACCTGAGCCAGCTACCCGCGCCCGACGTGGTGGAAGCGCTGGACTATGAAACGTTACTCAACGAGCGCAAGGCCACACTGGTATCGCTGTACCCGGCGGAGCAGCAGGACGCTATCGCGCGCACGCTGGCGCTGGAGTCCGAGCCGGTGGTCAAGCTGCTGCAGGAAAACGCGTACCGCGAGGTTATCCTGCGCCAGCGCGTCAACGAGGCGGCAAAGGCCGTCATGGTGGCGTATGCCCTGGCGGACGACTTAGACCAGCTTGGCGCAAACAACGGCGTTACCCGCCTGACGCTGACGGCTGCCGACGACACCACAACCCCGCCAACTGCCGCCGTGATGGAAAGCGACGATGATTACCGCGTGCGCATCGCCGCCGCCTTTGAAGGGCTGAGCGTGGCCGGGCCGTCCGGCGCGTATGAGTACCACGCCAAAAGCGCCGACGGTCGCGTGGCCGATGCGTCTGCCATCAGCCCGTCGCCCGCCTGCGTTACCATTACCGTGCTGTCACGCGAGGGCAACGGCGAGGCGGCCGCCGACCTGCTGGCCGTGGTGGATGCTGCCTTAAACGATGAAGACGTGCGCCCGGTAGCTGACCGGGTCACGGTACAGTCGGCCGCTATTGTGGATTATGCCGTGGACGTCGTGCTTTATCTCTATCCGGGGCCGGAATCTGAACCCATACGCGCCGCCGCCGAGGCAAAGCTTGCCGCCTTTGTCAGCGCGCAGGCCCGCCTCGGCAGGGATATCCGCAAATCTGCCCTGTATGCTGCGCTTCACGTTGAAGGCGTGCAGCGCGTGGAACTTTTGAAGCCCGCCGCCGACGTGGTGCTGGATAAAACCCAGGCCGCCTACTGCACCGGCTACGGCATTACGGTCGGGGGTTCCGATGAGTGATCGCCTGCTGCCGTCCGGCTCGTCGGTGCTGGAGGTGGCCGCTGCCAAATCCTGCGCCACTATTGAAGCCATTCCGGCACCGCTGCGCCGGTTATGGAATCCGCAAACCTGCCCGGCGGAGCTGCTGCCGTACCTCGCCTGGGCGTGGTCGGTTGACCGCTGGGACGCGGGCTGGAGCGAGTCCACAAAGCGCGCCGTGGTGTCGGCCTCGCAGTACGTGCACAAGCATAAAGGCACGCTCGGCTCGATCCGGCGCGTGGTGGAGCCGCTTGGCTATCTGATCCGCATCGTTGAATGGTGGAAAACCGGCGGCGAGCCGGGCACGTTCCGGCTGGATGTGGGCGTGCTGGATACCGGCATTACCGAGGAAATGTATAACGAGCTGGAGCGCCTGATTGCCGACGCGAAGCCGTGCAGCCGCCACCTTATCGGGCTGTCGATTAACCTTGACGCCAGCGGCGCGCTGCCGGTTGCCGCCGCCTGCTACAGCGGCGACGAGCTGACCGTTTACCCCTATACCCCTGAACTTATCAGCGTCGGCGGGCCGGGTTATTCCGGCGCGGCGGTGCATCTTATTGACCTGACGGAAGTGAGCACATGACCACGAAATATTTTGCCCTGCTGACCAGCCAGGGCGCGGCAAAGCTTGCCAATGCCGCCGCGCTGGGAACGAAAATCCAGATTACCGACATGGCCGTGGGCGACGGCGGCGGCACGCTGCCCACGCCCGACGCAGCACAGACAAAGCTTATCGGTGAAAAGCGCCGGGCCTCGCTGAACGCGCTGACGGTTGACGCGGCCAACAGCAGCCAGATCATCGCCGAGCAGATTATCCCCGAAAGCGAGGGCGGTTTCTGGATACGCGAAATCGGATTGTTTGACGCCGACGGGGTGATGATAGCCGTGGCTAACTGCCCGGAAACCTACAAGCCGCAACTGGCCGAAGGCAGCGGGCGCACGCAGACCGTGCGCATGATTTTAATCGTTAACAGCACGACCGCCGTTACGCTGAAGATTGATCCGTCGGTAGTGCTGGCAACGCGGCAGTACGTGGATAATTCGGTGATTGAGGTGAAGGCTTACGCCGACAGGGCGCTGGCCGCGCACGTTGCCGATGCCAATCCCCATAAGCAGTATCTGCAAACGGCCAACGCGCTGGCGGAAATTAAGGACGCCGGGCTGGTCGCCGAACTGCTAAAAAATCTCGGCCTGAGCGATAAATTTTCCGGGCGTCTGCTGCGCACGGTGACGATGAAAACATCAGGTAATTACACGCCGGGCAGTGACACAAAAAAGGTGCTGGCAATACTCGTTGCCGCCGGTGCAAGCGGATCAAGCGGCTATACGGCTAATGCCGGTTCCTACACGGCATCAGGCGGTGGCGGTGGCGGCGGTGGCTATGTGGAATTTGAGATTGACCTGACGGCCACTGCTGTTAAAAACGTGCCGGTCACCATCGGGCTGGGCGGCACATCCGTTACGGGAACTGCTGGCATAAAGGGGGGCAATACCGCATTCGGTACAAAAATTTATGTTACGGGCGGCTCGGCGGGTTCCGTCGGAAACAGGCCAATGTCTGATTATTCCAATACCGTCAGCTCGCTTATGGTGTTACCCGGCGGCCCCGGCGGCGTTGTTTATAATGAAACGTCACCGGCCTACACCCTGATTAAAAAAGCTTTCGGACGTTTTGGCGGCTGGGGTTATCTGGGCACCCAGGGCCAGCTCGGCGGCGCGGGCGGTTCGAGCCTGATATCCGGTGAGGCACCGGCGGCAGGTAATCAGTCCGTGGGCAATCCCGGCGGCGGGGTTGGATACGGCGCGGGCGGCAGCGGCACCTGCACCCTTTACGACAGCAACAACCCTAATCCCGTTGCCTACAATGCGAAACCTTCGGGCGCAGGAGCCGACGGCGTGGCCTTTTTCTACGAGTATGCGTGATGATAAATAAAAAATTTGCGGTTATCGCTGAGGGCGATATTGAGGTGGCCAATACCATCATTGCACCGGCCGACTTCAGGATTGAGGGGGCTTATCTCGTTGAGCTGAGCAACGATAATTCAGCCCAACCCGGCGCTTACTATAACCCGGACGACGGGCGATTTTACGGCGATCCGGCGTATGAAAAAGACTACCGGCAGTTTGAAATGAATATCTAAATTATGTAGATGACGGAAATTTTACAGCAAGTGCCCTTCAGGGCACTTGCTTACTATTTAGTAATGTATATAAAAAACAATGAAAAAAGCAGAATAAGGGAATAAATAAATGGGATGAATTTTGGCTGAGAGGAAATGTGGGCGAATATAGTCGGCCTATCTCTCTTTAAATGATGAAAGCAAGCTAAATAAAGAAACGAAAGAATTGTGTATAAAATAGCATAACCCAAAACACGACTAATGTTGAAGAAGTCCCTAAATCCTTCCCGATATAACAAAATGGTCAGGGTTATTACTGTTATTAATGCTAAGGCATAAAGTAACCCTCCCATCCATAACAATATCTCAGAGTAAACCTTCCTAATGACAATGCCTGTTTTCCCTCTTGCACTTTTCTCACTCCATGATTCACCTCCCAAATATTTCATATCTTTGAATACCATTGGGATTATTGTACATGCAAAAATTGCTAAAAGGACTGGTGCTATCATGCCTAGCTGCTTTATGGCATAAGACTTATAATATCCGGCTACTGAGAAACCCTTTGTTAGTGAAGTCAGCAGGTAACCTATAAAAATAATAAATGTCCACGTCAAAACACGTAGGGCAATCTCATTCGTAAGGCGTTTTTTTGACCACTCGTCTAACAGTGTTGATTCAGCACGCAAAATTACCCCCTTACTATCAGATGACAAGTTTCTAGAAATCGGCGTCTATATTTCTGAGGATTAGAACAGATGTTTACTGGTAGCTCAACAAACCCCAATCGAATGCACCGCCCCGCCTGAACGGGCAATCTGAGCGCACCCATTACACGGAGTGCATCAGATGTCTGATTATCATCACGGTGTCCGCGTCGTCGAAATCAACGACGGCACGCGCACCATTTCCACCGTCTCCACGGCAATTGTCGGGCTGGTCTGTACCGCCGACGACGCCGACGCGACCGCGTTCCCGCTGAATACGCCGGTACTGTTAACCAACGTGCAGGCCGGTATTGCCAAAGCCGGTAAAAAAGGCACGCTGGCCGCGTCCCTGCAGGCGATTGCCGACCAGTCAAAGCCCGTTACCGTCGTGGTGCGCGTGGCCGAAGGCGCGACCGAAGCGGAAACCGTCTCCAATATCATCGGCACCACCGACGAAAACGGCCGGTACACCGGCATGAAGGCGCTGCTAAGCGCGCAGACCCAGCTTGACGTCAAGCCGCGCATTCTCGGCGTGCCGGGCCTCGACTCGCCGGAGGTGGCGACCGCGCTTGCCAGCATCGCGCAGCAGCTGCGCGCCTTCTGCTACGTCTCGGCGTGGAACTGCAAAACCGTCTCTGACGCGAGGAAGTACCGCGAAAACTTCAGCCAGCGCGAAATCATGGTTATCTGGCCGGATTTCATTGCCTGGAACACCACGGCCAACGCGTCTGAAACCGCGTACGCCACGGCGCGGGCGCTGGGCCTGCGCGCCAGAATCGACAACGACACCGGCTGGCACAAAACGCTTTCCAACGTTGGCGTGAACGGCGTCACCGGGATTTCTGCGGGCGTCTTCTGGGATTTGCAGCAGACCGGCACCGACGCCGACCTGCTGAATGAGGCCTGCGTGACCACGCTTATCCGTAAGGACGGCTTCCGCTTCTGGGGAAACCGCACCTGCAGCGACGATCCGCTGTTTGCCTTTGAGAACTACACCCGCACCGCGCAGGTGCTGGCCGACACGATGGCCGAGGCGCATATGTGGGCCAACGACAGGCCGCTGACGCCGGTACTGGTGCGCGAGATTATCGCGGGCATCAACGCCAAATTCCGCGAGCTGGTGAACGCCGGTTATCTGCTGGGCGCATCGTGCTGGTATGACGAGGCGGCCAACGACAAGGACACGCTGAAGGCGGGCAAGCTGTCGATTGACTACGACTACACGCCGGTGCCGCCGCTGGAAGATTTAACCCTGCGCCAGCGCATCACCGACAAATATCTGGCGAACTTCGCCGCATCCGTAAACAGCTGAGGAGCCGGATAAATGGCACTGCCACGAAAACTCAAGGGGATGAACCTCTTTAACGACGCCAACAGCTATCAGGGCGTCGTTACCAGCGTCACGCTGCCGAAGCTGAGCCGCAAGCTTGACCCGTTCCGGGGCGGCGGCATGAGCGGCGCGGCGCATATCGATATGGGTCTGGACGACGACGCGCTGGATATCGAATGGAGCATCGGCGGTATTGACGAGCTGGTACTGACGCAGTGGGGCGCGACGTCCGTACCGCTGCGCTTTACCGGCTCGTACCAGCGCGACGACACCGGCGAGGAAATCCCGGTAGAGATTGAGGTGCGCGGCAAGCACCAGGCGTTTGATTTTGGCGAGGCCAAACAGGGCGAGGACACGGAAACCAAAATCACCACCAAATGCACCTATTACAAAATGACCTTTAACGGCAAGGAGCTGATCGAAATCGACACCATCAACATGGTGGAGAAGGTCAGCGGCACCGATCGCCTGGAGCAGCGCCGCAAGAATATCGGCCTCGTTTAACCCCTGAGCCAGCGCCCGGCGCTGGCCTTAACCCCCTTTTGCAGAGAGAACAATCATGGAAACTAAAGAAAACACCGTTACCCTGGAAACCCCGGTGATGCGCGGCGAGCAGGCAATTAATACCGTTGAGGTGATTAAGCCCAACTCCGGCGCGCTGCGCGGCACCCGCCTTGCAGACCTTGCAGGCTCGGACGTGGACGCGCTGATCACCGTGCTGCCGCGCATTACGCTGCCCAACTTAACAAAAGCGGAATGCCTGAACCTCGATCCGGCCGACCTGATTGCCCTGGCCGGTAAGGTGATCGGTTTTTTGTCGCCGAAGTCGGACGCGTAAGCTGGCCCAAAGCGCTGACCGTTAACGACCTGATGGCGGACGTTGCCACCGTGTTTCACTGGCCGCCGTCTGAAATGTACGCCATGCCGCTGGCAGAGCTTATCGACTGGCGGCACAAGGCCATCATTCGCAGCGGAGTAAAAACTGATGAATAACCTCAAGTTGCAGGTGCTGCTGAAGGCGGTGGATCAGGCGACGCGCCCTTTTAAGGCTATCCAGAACCAGACCAAAGCGCTGGCGGGCGGCATCCGCGACGCGCAAAGCAGCCTGAAGGAACTGGACGCGCAGGCAGCGAAGATTGACGGCTTTCGCAAATCAAGCGCACAGCTGGCCGTCACGCAGCAGAGCCTGAAGGATGCGAAGGCGGAAGCGGCCGCGCTGGCCGTGGCCTTTAAAAATACCGAAAAGCCCACCACGGCGCAGGCCCGCGCGCTGGAAAAAGCCCGGCAGGCGGCCAGCGCGCTGCAGACCAAAAGCAACAGCCTGCGCCTGTCGGTGCAGCAGCAGCGCGAAGCGCTGAACGCCGCCGGGATCTCCACCAAAAGCCTCGGCAGCGAGCAGCAGCGCCTGAAAACCGCCGCCGCCCAGGCGACCGTCAGCCTGAGCCGTCAGAAAATGGAGCTGCAGCGCCTGAGTCAGCAGCAGGAGCGGCTGAACCAGACCGGCGAGCGCTACCGCAAAGGCCAGGAATTGTCGGCGAAAATGCGCAACGTCGGCGCGGCCGGTGTCGGCGCCGCCACGGTCGGCGCGGTCGCGGCCTCTTCCGTGCTGCGTCCGGGCTACGACTTCGCGCTGGCGAACTCCACGCTGCAGGCGACGCTCGGCCTTGATAAAAACTCCGCCGACTTTCAGTCACTGCGCACCCAGGCGCGCAGCATCGGCGACAACACGGCGGCCTCGGCCAACGACGCCGCGCAGGCGCAAATCGTTATCGCCAAATCGGGCGCGAACGTTGACGACATTAAGGCGGCCACGCCGGTTACGCTGAATATGTCGCTGGCGAACAACCGCACGATGGAAGAAAGCGCCGAGCTTTTAATGAGCACGAAGAATGCCTTCGGACTGGCTAACAGTCAGGTCGCGCACTTGGGCGACGTGATTTCCAACACGCTCAACAAAACGGCGGCGGATTTTGACGGGCTGAACGACGCGTTAACCTACATCGCGCCAGTTGCCAAAAAAGCGGGCGTCAGCGTGGAGCAGACCACGGCAATGATCGGCGCACTGGCGAAAGAAGGCACCACCGGCAGCATGGCCGGGACGGGCGTGCGCGCCATGCTGCTGCGCGTGCAGGCGCCAACCGGCGAAGCGGGAAAGGCGATAAAAGAGCTGGGCGTAAATACCGCCGACAGCAAGGGCAATATGCGGCCGTTCTTCACCATCCTGAAGGAGATGCAAAAATCCTTTGAAAAGAACAAGCTCGGCACGGCGCAGCAGGCGGAATACCTGAAGACCATTTTCGGCGAGGAAGCCGCGTCTTCGGCGGTCACGCTGATGAAGTCCGCCGCCAGCGGCCAGCTTGACGAGCTGACAAAAACCTTTCAGGGATCGGACGGCAGCACGGCAAAGCTGGTTAACGTGCAGCAGGATAACCTCGGCGGCGACTTAAAGGAGCTGCAGTCGGCGAAAGAGGCTATTGGCACCGATCTCTTTGACGGCCTCGATAAAACCCTGCGTTCGCTGACCAAAGAAACCACGAAATTTTTGCTGAACGTGGACGGCTGGATCCAGAAAAACCCGGTGCTGGCCGGAGGTATTGCGAAAGCCGCGACGGCGGGCCTGATTTTTGTGGGCGCGCTGGGCGCTATCGGCCTGATTGCCTGGCCGGTCATGGCCGGGGTAAACACCATTATTGCGGGCGTGGGCCTGCTGGGCACCGTATTTAGCGTGGTAGGCGGCGCGATTACAACCGCGCTGGGCGCCATCACGCTGCCGGTCGCGCTCGTGGTGGCCGCCGTCGTGGCCGGGGCGCTGCTGATCCGGAAGTACTGGCAGCCGATTAAGGCGTTTATTGCGGGCGTGGCCGAGGGTTTCAGCGCCGCAGCGGGGCCAATAAGCGACGCCTTTGCGCCGCTGAAGCCCGTCTTTGACTGGCTGATGGAAAAAATTAAGGGCGCATGGAACTGGTTTAAAAAGCTGCTGGAGCCGGTGAAGTCCACGCAGGCGGAGCTGAAAAACGCCGGGGACATGGGTAAAAAGTTCGGCAATGCGCTGGCCGAGGGGCTGAAGATACCCGGCAAGGCGCTCGACCAGCTTACAAACGGCATAAGCTGGATGCTGGAAAAGCTGCACCTTATCGACAGCAAGTCCGACGACCTGAAGGACAAAGTGCCGGGAGGCGAGCCGAAGGATAAACACGACCCGGTCGCGCCGAACGGCCTGCCGTGGAGCCTGGCCGATACCGGCCCGGCCTATAAGCCGGTTACGTCCTCGGCGGCGGGCGGCTACAGCGACCAGAGCCAGAACAACTATCAGTACGATATCCACATGCATCCGGGCATGACCAAAGACGACGCGCTGGCGCTGATGGCGCAGCAGCAGGCGCGCAACGACCGCAACCGCCAGGCGCAGCAGCGCAGCAAAATGGGATGGGAATAAACATGATGATGATTTACGGGCTGCTGCCGTTTATGCGCCAGACGCTGCCCTATTCGGACATGCAGCAGAATATCGACTACCGCTGGCCTACTAACAGCCGCGTCGGGCAGCGGGCGTCGGCGCAGTTCCTCGGCGTGGGTGATGAAAAAATCACCCTGACCGGCGAGCTGCGCCCGGAGGTGACCGGCGGCGCTGTCTCGCTGCTGAGCTTTAAGCTGCTGGCCGACGAGGGCCGGGCGTGGCCGCTGATTGGCGGCAACGGCACCATTTACGGGATGTACGTCACGGAGAACTTTTCCGCCTCGCACAGCGAGTTTTTAAGCAACGGCAGCGCGCTGAAAATTACCTTTACGCTGAGCCTGAAGCGCGTTGACGAGTCGTTAACGTCGATGTTTGGCGACTTACAGAAGCAGGCCGACGGGATGATAAGCGGCGCGGGCAGCCTGCCGGGCCAGGTCACGTCGGTAATCAGCCAGGCGAAAACCGCCGCCGCCAGCGTGAGCGCAACCGTGGGCGGGCTGCTGTCATGAGTATCAGCAGCATGGCAATACAGGCGGGCGCGCAGATGGCCCCGGACTTTATGCTGTCGGTCAACTCTAAGGACGTCACGGCCAATATCCGCGACCGGCTTATCTCGCTGACGCTGACCGATAACCGCGGCTTTGAGGCCGACCAGCTCGACCTTGAGCTGGACGACGCCGACGGGCTGCTGGCGATGCCGGTACGCGGCGCGGTGATTAAGCTGTTTCTCGGCTGGAAAGGGCAGGCTCTGGTCGGTAAGGGCGAGTTTACCGTGGACGAGGTGGAGCATCACGGCGCACCGGACACCATGACAATCCGGGCGCGTAGCGCGGACTTTCGCGGGACGCTTAACTCGCGGCGTGAGGTGTCTTATCACGATACCACCCTGGGCGAGGTCGTGAAGCAGATAGCGGGGCGTAACAAGCTAAGCCCCGTGCTGGCCGACGGATTCGCCGCGCAGGCGGTGAGCCATATCGACCAGACGCAGGAAACCGATGCGGCTTTCCTGACGCGCCTTGCCACGCTGTACGGTGCAGTGGCCGCCGTGAAGGCCGGAAAGCTGCTGTTCCTGCGACCGGGCAGCGGCGTGACGGCCAGCGGCAAACCGATCCCGCAACTGACCATTACCCGGCAGGACGGCGACCGGCACAGCTTCAGTATTGCCGACCGGGGCGCGTATACCGGCGTGTCCGCAAGCTGGCTGCATACCAAAGACCCGAAGCCGAAAAAGGTAAAGGTAAAACGCAAGGCGAAAGAGCAGCACCTGCGCGCGCTGGAGCATCCGGCGGCCAAAAAGAAAAAGGCCACAACTGCCAAAACGCCAGAGGCAAAGGAAGGCGACTATCTGGCCGGAACGGAAGATAACGTGTTTGCGCTGACTACGGTTTACGCGACCAAAGCCGCCGCGATGCGGGCCGCAAAGGCCAAATGGGACAAGCTGCAGCGTGGCGTTGCTGAGTTCTCGCTGACGCTGGCAATGGGCCGGGCAGATCTCTTCCCGGAAACGCCGGTAAAGGTCAGCGGGTTTAAGGCGGTGATCGACGCGCAGCCGTGGCTAATCAGCAAGGTAACGCACAGCCTGAGCGGCAGCGGGTATACGACGGCGCTGGATTTTGAGGTGTTGCTGTCGGACGTTGAGTATGAGGCAGAATCAGAAAATGATGATTCACTTTGAGTGAATTTCATTGTTATTTCTGTAGGTTTGGGTTATTAAGGCGGGGTACACAAGGAGAACGCTACCATGATGCATTGCCCGCTTTGCCAGACCGCTGCTCATGCCAAAAGCAGCCGCTATATCTCACGCGAGACAAAAGAACGTTATCACCAGTGCCAGAACATTAATTGCAGCTGTACCTTCAAAACGCATGAAAGCATAGCGGGGATGATCGTCTCGCCCGGCCAGACTAATAAGGTGCCTATTTTTACGCACAACGACAGACAGCCATCATTGCTTCACTAA